ATACCAGCTGGAAAATAATTAAAAATAATTCGGAGGAATAAATTTAAAATGGATAAGATTACTCGTACAATTGAAGCAACTATTATTAATGGTGTCGAGATTATCACCGTTGATAATTCTGTTACACAAAAAGAATTGCCAGATTTAATTGTGTCAGGCAAAATTGACGAAAAAGACGCAATTAAAATGTTGCGTAAAACTTACGGCAAGTTGAAAAATTTTGCTGTCATTGGTTTAACATATCAGACGAAAAAATATGAAATGCCTTTGAATTTGTTTATTGAAAACGCTACGGAAGTAAAGGAGTAATATCATGGCTGAAAATATGGAATTGGTTAATATTACCACAGATGATGGTGAGCATCTTATAGCAAATTTGACCTCTAAAACTGCGGCATTTTGCAGTTTTAAGGCAAATACCACCGAAGAAAAGGCAAAGCTTTTCGAGATTATGAACAATCCCGAAAAACGTCTTGCAGATTGCATTAATATGACGATTTACGTTAAAGACCTGTATTGTGAAGTTGTCAATTGCACCAATACCGAAAGTGGCGAAGTAACACAGCAACCGCGCATAGTTGTAATTGATAAAGACAATATCGGCTATCAGTGCGTATCTATCGGAATATTCAGTGCGTTTAAAAAGTTAATTTCAATTTTTGGAGAACCCACGTGGAACGAGCCAATCCCCCTTAAGGTTAAGCAAATTACAAAAAACACCCGCAAAATGCTCACATTGGACTACGATTTTAAAGCAGGCAAATAATTATGTGAGGTATAGGGGGGCGGAGCAATCCGCCCCACTTATTTTAATATGGAGAATAACAAGCAAATGATTAAAGTGGTAAACGACTGTGGGATTTTTTATTTTAGTCGCCCATATCGCGCTGAAAAGTTTAAGTCTGAATATTTAGTACATCGCGCGCAGATAGCAGTTGCATTTAAACAACGATATAAAGTGCAGTTGGTGGCATATTTGTTGGCAGATTTGTACCTATATAAAAAAATTGAAAAAAATATTTTTAAAGTGGTGATAAATGGCGAAGAATATAACGATATATCTAATATCACACTAAAGGTGGTAAAATCATTATGAAGTTTTCAAAAAAAGACGAGGATGAGCTTTCCAAATTAGTTAAAAATTTCAATGCTAAAATTCGCAGAGTTAAGAAAAAGCACCCTGAACTGGCTTTTATTCAACCAGCCAAATTGAGCAAATCAGAAATAAAAACAAGTTATGAATCTGTTCCCAAAGCTACCTATCGTAAAGCAATTGCCGGTTATAAAAAATATTTGGAGCGCGGTGCTGAAATGCCATACACAACAAAACGCGGTGTAAACATAACTTTATGGCAAAAACGAGAAATAGACAGGCAGTTTAGAACAATTAACGCACAAAGAAAAAAGGAAATAGATAAGTATCAGCCATCTGTATTCAAGGGGACAAGTAACGCCATTAAAAATATGAATCTCAAACCGCGAAAAAACACAATCGAGGAAATAAGCCCAAAATCATGGGGCAGATTTGTGGAAAATTTAGAGAAACAAGCATATCATAATACCTCAAAAAGGCATTACAAAGAAAATTATTTAAAAGCTATACTTAACGAGTTTGGCGATGGCGAACTCTATGAAAAGTTTAAAAATGTTCCCGAAGATACACTATACCAAATGTATTTTGATTCACCCTATTTACAAATTGACTTTATTTATGACCCTCACGAAAAGGATATTGTGTCAAAGTACATGATTGAAGAATTAGATAAATATATGAAACGAGAATAGCCATGATATTTTCCGCCGATTTTGAAACGACCACGCAACCAGATGATTGCCGTGTGTGGGCATGGGCACTGTGCGAGGTTGGTAATTGCAATAACATAAAAATCGGTACAGATATTAGCAGTATGTTTAGTTGTGTCACAGAATTGAAACAGAATGTAGTGTTGTATTTTCATAATTTAAAATTCGATGGAGAATTTATATTAAATTGGTTATTTAAAAATGATTTTGTGCATGTTTTAGACAGAAAAAAATTAACAGATAAAACATTTTGCACTTTAATAAGTGACAAGGGCGTATTTTATAGCATAGAAATATTAATCGAAAATATTCGTATAAAGATTTATGATTCTTTAAAATTGTTTCCGTTTTCGGTCGATAAAATAGCAAAAGCTTTTAATTTATCCACGCAAAAATTATCAATTGATTATACCGCCATCAGGCCTGTGGGATGGAATTTAACAGATGAAGAAATTGAATATATTAAGCATGACGTTGTAATTGTTGCTAATGCGTTGGAAATATTGTTCACACAAAAACTTAATAAAATGACGATTGGTAGTAATGCGCTTGAAGATTATAAACAAATTATTCAAAAAAATCGTTTTAAGAAAATGTTTCCGCCGCCAAATTATGATAGTGATATACGTAAAGCATATAGAGGTGGATTTACTTATTTAAATCCAAAATTTAAAGAAATTGACATCGGAGTTGGCATTGTTTTAGATGTAAATAGTTTATATCCCTCTGTTATGTATTATAATGATATGCCATATGGCGATGGTATAGCATATGAGGGCACATATATTCCCGACGAAATGTATCCTTTGTATGTACAATATATTTCATGCCAATTTGAAATTAAAAAAGATAAAATACCAACCATCCAATTAAAAAACAATTTGGCGTTTGTGCCAAATGAGTATATAACATCGTCAAACGGGGAATATGTTACAATGGCTTTAACCAGTGTCGATTTAGAATTGTTTTTGAAGCATTATGACGTATACGATTTAGATTATTTATTTGGTTACAAATTTAAAGCAAGCAATACACTGTTTAGAGATTATATTGACAAATGGAATAAAATTAAAGTGGAATCTACTATAAATGGTAACGCTCCTATGCGCCAAATTGCAAAACTTATGCTAAATAATTTATATGGTAAATTTGCATTAAACCCGAATGTTAGAAGTAAAATCCCGTATCTTGGTGATGATGGGATTATACATTATAAATTAGGCGAAGAAGAAAAAAGAGAACCTATATACATACCGGTTGGTGTTTTTATAACCGCATGGGCGAGATATAAAACAATTACAAGCGCGCAAAGTGTGTACGATAGATTTGTGTATGCTGACACAGACAGTTTACATTTAATTGGTGACGAAATACCAAAAGAACTTGAAGTATCTGACACGGAACTTGGCAAATGGAAAGTGGAAAGTAGATTTACACGCGCCAGATTTTTGAGACAAAAAACGTATATAGAAGAAATTGACGATACGTTAAAAATAACGTGTGCGGGAATGCCAGAATCTTGTTATCAATACGTAAATTGGGACAATTTTAGAACGGGTGCGGAATATCCCGGTAAACTTAAAATTAGTCACGTTGCTGGAGGAATCGTATTGGCAGATTCGCCGCACACTTTACGGTAAATGTAAACTTTTTGTGAATTTTTTGAAAAAAGTATTGACAAAATATTAATAAAGGAGTATAGTATAAGTGGGTGTAGAAGATTTAAACGATAAATCCTAAAACGGAAGTCAACGCTTGGAAAATAGTGCCGTTTTGGTTGAAGGGCTGACACCTATTTGTCGAATCTTTTATTTCCCATGTTATCAAAAGGCGGGAGTAAATCACATAATGCAACCTTGTGTTTAGAAACCGCCTTTTTATTAAAATATGTATTGGGATATTAATAGAGCATTAAGCTATAATTGTCTGTTTAATTTTATTGTTGGCGCGCGTGGTGTGGGAAAAACTTATGGTTGTAAAAATTGGGCTATTAAAGATTTTTTAAAAACCGGCGGTCAGTTTGTCTATGTTAGACGTTTCAAAACTGAATTAAAGAAAACCGACAAATTTTTTGACGATATTATAGATAGTTATCCAAGTGTTGATTTTTATGCAAAAAACGGCAGGTTTAGAATTAACGGACAAGATTGCGGTGTTGCCGTGCCATTATCAACGGGCAAGGTGGAAAAGTCCGTACCATTTCCAAATGTTAATAAAATAATTTTTGATGAATTTATCCTTGATAAAGGCTATCACCACTATTTGCCGGATGAGGTTACTAATTTTTTAGAGCTATACAGCACAATAGCCAGAATGCGCGATGTTAAGGTTTTCTTTTTATCAAACGCCCTGACGATAACGAACCCGTATTTTATCTATTTTAACCTACGTTTGCCTTATGGCAAAAATGATATAATCGCTAAAAATGATATTTTGTTGCAAAATATAAAAGCGTCTGAGTTTGAAAACAGAATGCAGGAAACACGTTTTGCTAAAATTATTTCTGGCACCCCATATGCCGATTATGCAATACATAATGATTTTTTGCGAGACGATTCGACATTTATTCAAAAGAAAACGCCAAATTCCACATATTTGTTTACCATGGTGTACAAGGGAGAAAAATATGGCGTGTGGATTGATTATAAAGAAGGACTTGAATTTGTTTCACACGACATAGACCCATCGTGTTTGCTTGTGTACAGTTTGACAATGGCTGACCATTCGCCAAACACTTTATTACTGAAAGGGCAAAAATCATCATTGATTGAGTCCTTTATAAAAAATTATAAATTGGGGGTAGTGCGTTTTGAGAGTGTCAATGTGAAAAATATTTGCAATGATATAATCAAAATGACATTGTAATTATGGATGTAGGAACTGTTACGCAATTAATTAGTGGATTAGGTTTTCCGATTGCCTGCGTTATTGGGCTTTGTGCATATATCGTGTGGGAACGAAAAAACAGAATTGCTGAAAACGAACGGCGCGATTCTGTTCTAAAGGAATTAACAACCACGGTTAATAATAATACTTTGGCTATTGAGAAGTTGCTTGAAAAACTAAAATGAAAATACCGTTTAATTGCGAGGGCGTAAAATTAACGTCTCCTTATGGCGAACGTGTTTTAAATGGAATTAAAGAATTCCATCACGGCTATGATTTAGTCGGAATTGGGAGCGACACCGTTGTATCAATTACGTATGGCGTTTGTATTGAAAGCAGAATTATCGCAGATAAAAGCAATTTAACATGGCAGTGGGGGAATTATGTTTGCATTCGCGATTATTTCGGACATTTGCATTATTATTGCCATTTGAAAGAGCGATTGATAAAAAAGGGCGACGTTGTTTCGGCAAACGACAAAATAGGTGTAATGGGAAATACCGGATACACTTTTGGCGCACATTTGCATTATGAATGCCGAAAGGGGAATATTTCATATTCTCCGGAAGTCGAAACAAGAATACCAAATGCGGCAGGTGAATATTATAATACAATTGCTGACGATTTAGCTGTGTTAAAATCAGTCGGAATTATTAATACTATTGAATATTGGCAATTACACTATAACGATTTGTTGTATTTGCCGGATTTAATTCACAACATGGCTAACTATTTAAGAGGCAATAAATGAAAATACCACAATGTAATTTTGCGTTAGACCAAGGCCACAGTAAAGCATGTTCAGCATTTGCTGTTACAATGGCAAGAATGCTAAATATTTATCAATTGACAAATAAGTGGATACCATTAGACCCTTATAGCATTTATAATAATGTGTCAAATGGTTCTGATGGTATCGGAATTAGATATGCTATTAAGTACGCTTGTGATTATGGTATAGCACCTTTAAATTCATTCACTACAGATTCAGCACATTATCGAATCACGAACGCTATTCGTATAAATTCTATTAAAGAAATAGAAGACCATTTATTATTGAATCATCCTGTTGTTACAGGTATTATAATTGATAGGCTTTTCGGTAGACGTGAAAACGGCATCGAACCAAATTACCCTAATAAAAAACACGCCGATCACGCAATTTGCATTATTGATGTAACAGTGATAAATGACAAAAAATATTTTGTTTGCGTTAATTCATACGGCTCTAAAGTAAATGGCGGTATTATTTATTTACCACACACCAGAATTAGTAGAATCGGCGGCGAAACTTTTGCAATATGTGACGAATTTACCGAAGTACTCCCGGCATATAACTCCATTAAATTTAAAATTAAAGATAGATTCGCGGAATGTGATGGTGAATTGTTGGAACTCGAACACGCGCCGTACATAAAGAATGACCGTACTTTTTTACCCGTTAGAAAGTGTGCGGAAATGTTTGGCATGCGAGTTTATTGGGATGGAAAAAATGACCTAGCCACTTTGATAGATGAAATGCGGACAATATCTATATCACCGCATAATTGCGTTTTGGGCGTTAACGATTATTGTATCGAAATAGACACCCCGCCAGAGATTAAAGGCGGAAGAATGATGGCACCCATAAGACCAATTGCCGAATTAGTCGGATATAATGTTGATTTTATTGATGATACTATTATTATGGAGAGAATAATATGACACCCGAAGAATTTAAAAATAAAATAAGCGAAATATCGCAAGCAACCAACGATAATGAATATGTGATGAATGCGCTCAAAGAATTAAATCAAGCATTTATTGATGTATCTGGCGCGCCGTCATATGCAAAAACAGATGTTTATGACGATGACGAAATCACATGGAAAGAAAAATATATAAATATGAAAGAAAAATACCGTGAAGCGTTTTTCAACGGCGCTCCGGTCAAAAACGATAGTAATAGTCAGACGCTTGAATCCGACATGCAAGCTACGACGATTACAATAAATGATTTATTTAGATGAGGTGATTATACTATGCCTACTATGCCGAAAACAGTAGACCTTGTGCCGGATGGCATTAATATTTTAAATGCCATTCGCAATGCCGCAAGTGCCGATTATCAAAGCCGTGTGCCTATTGCTACGCAGGACAATATATTTGACGTTGGCGTATCAATTAACGAATATCATTCAACCCAGAATGAATTTTTGAATGCTCTTGTTAATCGCATTGCCCGTGTTATTATTGTTTCAAAACTGTATTCCAATCCCTTGAAACGTTTTAAAAAAGGAATGCTCGAATATGGCGAAACAATTGAAGAAATTTTTGTAAATATTGCGCGCGCTCACGAATTTAATCCGGATACTGCCGAAAATCAGGTATTTAAACGCGAAATTCCCGACGTTGCTACGGCTTTCCACAAGCTCAATTATAAAAACTTTTACAAAGCCACTATTTCGGATGAAATGCTCAGACAGGCATTTGTATCCCCGCAGGGCGTTACGGATTTGATTGCCAGAATTGTTGACAGCATGTACAGCGGGGCTGAATTTGATGAATATCTGGTCATGAAACAGCTTATTGTTGAAGCCGCTGAAGCTGGTAACATGTGGCCTGTTACAATCCCTGCCGTCAGTGCGGAAAATGCAAAGAGCATTGTGACTACCATTAAGGGTATTTCCAATAAGCTTGAATTTATGAGTTCCCAATATAACGCACAAGGCGTTGTGACATTTACCAAAAAGCCCAACCAGATTATTTTGATGGACGCGGCATTTGACGCTACGATTGATGTTAATGTACTTGCGTCAGCGTTTAACATGGAAAAAGCTGAATTCATGGGACAACGTGTGCTTGTGGACGATTTTGGGACGCTGACCGGCGCGGTTGCCGCGTTGGTTGACGCTGACTTTTTCATGGTGTTTGACACGCTCGCAAAGTTTACGGAGATTTATAACAGCGAGGGGTTGTATTGGAATTACTTCTATCATGTGTGGAAAGTGTTCTCCACGTCGCCTTTCGCAAACGCTATTTTGTTTACGACCGATACAATTGCCGCTACTGGTGTCACGGTTACGCCTGCAACCGCCACGGTTAAAAAGGGTGCGACTGCACAGTTTAGTGCAAAGGTAGCTGGCGACCTTGTACCCCAGCGTGTAGTATGGACTACCAACAGCACAGTCAGCTTGATTGACCATGATGGCACGTTGCAGGTTAGCCCGGACGAAACCGCCGCAACTATTACGGTGACTGCCACTTCCGTATATGACGGAACCAAAAAAGGCACTGCGACTGTAACTGTATCTGGACAATAAGAGAGGGATTTTTTCCCTCTCTTTAATCAAAAGGAGTTTACGACATGGCCATGACAGTAACCGGAATATCTATCACCCCCGCAAGTGTTAAATTAAATAAAAATACGATATTTTCATTTAGCGCCACGGTTAGTGGCACCAGCGATTTGTCGTTATTTGGCGAAGCAAATATTGTAGACCAGTCTGTTAAGTATGAAATTGTGCCGGTTGTCGGAACGGTAAAATCTCAACTTGATTGGCGCGGTGTGCTTTTTGTGCCGCTTGACGAAACCGCTACAACGTTTAACGTTAAGGTTGCAAGCACACATAACGAAAACGTTAGCGCAATTTCAAAAGTGACGGTGGTGTAATATGGCTAATAGTTTGACTGCTTCTGCAATTGTGCTATGCGAGGGTGTGCCGTTTGACAATAGTTACACTGATACTATAGACTTTTCAAGCAAAACCGAACAGCTTAATTATTTTGGAAACTTTTCTAAAGATGGATTGCGATTTGCAAACGTATCATATCAGCATGTTAATTATCAATCATCAACTACAAGGCCAGCTATGACGTGCCGTATTGATAAATATCGCGGAGAGTTAGAAAACGTTAATTATTTAATGTTCCAAAATAGCGCAGTTTATTCCGAAACAACGTCACAAGTTGGTAAATGGTATTACGCATTTGTTACTCAAATAAATTATATTAACCCGTACTGTAGTGAAATTGTGTACGAATTAGATTATTTCCAAACATATTTATTTGAATTTGATTTTATGCCGTCATATATTGAACGAGAACATCCTGCAAACGACAACTTATTTACATATTTAGAGCGTGAAAATATTGAACTTGACGGATATTTTGGCGTAGCGGCGAATAATGAATCTAACAGATATGTTAGAACATATAATATCCCATATGTTACCATGTTAGTTTCACCAAATCTTGTTGTATTAAAGGAAGATGAAGATTCCGGTGGCTTTTCGAAATTAGGATTTTCAAGAGCTGATGAAGTCGATGGTATATATTGCGGATTATATATAGCATCTTGGCCATACACTAACCACAGCCAAGTTAATACTGCAATTAAATATTTTGAGATACTCGGCGCTACAGAATGTATAATATCTATTATCATGTCTCCGTTTATGGTAGGTAAAGGCGGCAGTGCAGTTAATGCAACTAATATTGGCACCAATATTTTAATAGCGCCGAATCAATTAGGTGCACACACTGTACGTAATAATAAACTTTATAATTCGCAGTTTACATATTTCAGTTTGCGTACAACAACTGGCAACGAAATAAGTATTGCACCAGAAACAATGACAGACTGTAATTTGTCTGTAATTGAAAGTTATACTTTGAACGGAAACGTTTTAATAATGCCGCATTTGCATACCACCTATGATAGTTATAGCCCAAATATGGGCGGAAATCTATCATATAGTAAAGGTGTGATTTTGAACAATGTCAATATTGAATGTCCTTATACTGCATTACAGCAATTAGGGTCTATTTACAAATGGTCTTTTAATGCATTAAATAATTCTATTACCGGTTTGGCAACTATGTATGCTGGGCTATATACTGCAAATCAGGGTATTGCGCAAGGTACGCAAAGTGTGTTTAATACTGGTCTAAATCAGTTTATGAAAGGCGAATCTAATACTGTATCATCGCTACAATCATTAGCCCCATCCTTATTTAATGTACTATTTGACCCATCTGCAACTAAATATTCTAAATCAGATGAACTTTTGATGTCTAATAGACATTTTGAATTTTATTTTGAAAGGTATTGTTTAAATTCTGAGGCATTGGAACGAATTGATACGTTTTTTGACTATTATGGGTATCAGGTAAACACCATAAAAATTCCAAACCAATATAGCAGAGCCAGAATGAATTATGTTAAATCTAAAAATCCTAAAATTGTAGGGCGCATACCTAACATAGCTTTAAACACCATTCAAAATATTTTTGTGGCAGGTGTTAAAATTTGGCATGACCAATACTGGGAAACTACTGAAAATTGGGTTAGTGGTAATATATTAACAAACATAGAGGGGTGGGGCAGAGGTAATGCCTAACATAATCAAACATTTTTTACAGCCTCTTAATAGAGACGTTCGCAACGACATTTCAAGCGCTCAACTCAATAATGATACCTATATAGACTATCTATATCGCTTGGAAGAATTAGCCATAAATATGTTCGAGTGGGAGAATTTACCTGACAGCGTAGACGAACGGTTCCTTGAACTAAGCTTATGCGAATTTGGCTATTGCTTATATTTCAATGATGACGTAATGGGCAATCTTGCACTTACTTGTATGATTGGTGCGCCGCTCGATGTCTATAGGATTCCCACACAACGAACTGCATATGCGCAAAACGGCTACCAAGCTAAACGCACTAACAAGGATAGCGTATTAATCTATAATAACTATCTGCATACGCCGTCAATTTTAACAATTATGTTATATGCCAATAGACTGTACGAAATAGAGCGAACTATTGACATTAACGTAAAAGCGCAAAAGACACCTATTGTAATAATCACGGACGAACAGCAACGGCTTACGGTTAAAAACACATTCCGCAAATACAATGGTAACGAACCACTTATTATAGGCAGTAAAGGTTTTGACCTTGATTCTATAAAATCGCTAAATACCGGAGCGCCCTATATTGCGGATTCGCTCAATTTGTTAAAAAAGCAGATTTGGAATGAAGCATTAACTTGTTTTGGTATTGAAAATCTATCTACAGATAAAAGAGAACGACTTGTGTCGGATGAAGTTAATTTAAATTTGGGCGCTGTACAAGCTCAAAGATATGTTATGCTGAACGCTCGACAGCAAGCCGCAAAGCAAATTAATAAAATGTTCGGCACGAATATTAATGTTAAATTTCGCGAAGATTATTCAACGTTGCAAACCTTTATCAATCTCCCCGAAAGTGAGGATAGTGACGATGGCAAATTACACAATTGAACTCGGACAACTTGTAAACAGGGGATACCCGCTTGCACTTAATGATTATCCGATTTTCGACGAAAGTCATCGTGATGTGCTTAATAAAAAAATCATTAGTCACTATTTTTTCCGCGAAATAGGCGCAGAAACGCCAGATAGATTCAATTGGTATTTGCGCACGAAGATGCACGAAATAATGCCATATTACAATGAGCTTTATAAAAGTGAATTAATTGATTTCGATCCTTTAGAAACTTTCAAATATAAAGAAAATGTTTCGGGAACAAAAAATCAAAAGGAACAGGGAAATACCGAAAACAATTTGAAAGAGACTGGCAACACAACTGACACTTATGGCGAAACAAAAAAGACAGATATTAATAAAACGTTGTCCGGCACTTCAACCGAAACGGTTTCGGAAAATACTGAATCCACAGCAAATGATACTGTCACCAACAATCTAACCGAACTGCAAATTAATAAGGGTGATACGGAATCCACTCAAACAAACAATTTAACCACTACAAATGCAACGCAAAATACAGGTGGCGGCACTAATGTAACAAGCGGCACAAAGCAAACTGATTTTTCAGATGTGCCCCAAACCGGTATTAATACTACTACGGTCGAAACCGTTAACCCAGATGGCAGTATAACTCGTACCACTACAAGCACAGGATACTTGACAACGCGCACTACAGATACCACAAATGAAAATGCAAAAACTACCACAAACGAAACAAGCAACGGTGTAACAACAAATACTGGAACAACTGGTACTACGAATATTATAACAGAAAACCGTAGCAACACAAAGACAGGAACTGTCCAAACAGAAACAACGAACAACGCTTCTAATTCTTCTGATAAGTCAACCGAAACGAAACAGACTGATTCCGAAACAGTAACAGCTTCTATTGACAGTGACAGAAGTATCGTTGTTGATAATTCAAAGCAAAACTCAATAAATCAAAATGTCAATATAGATGAGACCCAAACAAACGCTATCGAGCGTAGCGGCAGACAAGGAACAAGTCCCGCTACATTAATTAGCGAATATCGGGCAATTATACTAAATATTGATATGATGATAATTGATGAACTTGAAACTTTATTTATGGGGGTATTTTAATATGAGCGAAAAAGAATTTCCTACTTTTGTTCCTAATCCGCCGGTAGGTTGCATACCTAACCCCAATATTCCGGCTGTGCCTTATGGTTATAGCGTGGAGGAACAAATTTTAGCACTTGACAAAAAGGTACTTTGCATGGCTGGAACGTACAACAAGGTGATGTCCGAATGCTATAAGTTATTACGTAACATGCAAAAAGCCGCCGAAGAAAATGGCGCATACTACAACAAGGAAGCAGTGTGGACGGAAGAAAAATTCGACGCTGAAAGCGCGGCAATTTATACGTTGACCCATGTAAATAAATTTGATGCAAAAAATAATCCCATAAATTTTAAACTGCGACTTGCCTATGATAATTACGAAAATAAAAATCTAAAAGAAGATATGTTTGAAGCGTCCAAGGCAACAAGCGCTGATAAAATGGTGATTGCCCAATATCAAACTTCGGCAGGGTGGTACGGACTGAATTTCGCTGACGGGTGTAAACTTCCTACAACTATTAATGAGAATTTATATACACTTGGTTTCACAAATGAACGAGAGCTTAAATTATACCAAAATTCAATTGGGTATGAACAACTTGTAAATGACGGCATTGTAAATTCAATGGGTGTTGCTGGAATATTGATTCAAGACGGTGCAGTTACGGCGACCGAATATATTAATAAAATTCCTCAATATAATGTTAAAACAAGCCGAGTGGCTATAGGTCAAAACGGCAAAACTGGTGAAATAGTAGTTCTGTCTACAGGAAAAGAAGATGATCCAAATAAACAAGGTATGACAACTTCGTCAGTTGCTTCCGCTTTACTTTCCGCAGGTTGCACAATCGCTACGGAATTGTGCGAGGGCGATAATTCGGAAATGATGAACAAGGGTGAATTTAACTACATT